TTTAACAAACCGACAGCCTTCACAGCGTTGACTCAAGCTGCAATTCAAAACGGTATCACAGCTTTAATGCAGCAAAAGAACTTGCTCGGCATTGTCATGATGGTTAACCCATCAAGAATCTTGATCAGTCCTTTCTACCGTTTTGATTTGGCTGTATTGTTAAACAGCTCTTACTATCCATCTGGAGCGGCTGCTGCCGGATCAGTTGGTGGTGCGTTTGCAATCAACCCACTACAAGGTATTGCCGATGCAACTGTTTCTCGCTTCATGCCTGACCACAACGGTGTGTTTGCGAACAATTCAAAAGCTTGGTACTTGGTTGACTCAACAAAGCCATGGTTCCAATTGCTTGCTAAGGTGCCGGTTGCTGTAGAGCAAGAGGCTCCAAACGCAGGTCAAAGCTTTGATCGCGATATCATTAGAACAAAATGTTACACAAGAATGAACGCCGATATCATTGATCCTCGCTTCGCTTGGCAGGGTTCAAACGGTTCGGTCTAATACACTCCAAAAACTTTTGAGCCGGGGGGAATTGTCGCCCCTCGGCTCATCTTTGACTTGAGGTTTTTTCAATGCTGGAATCTGGTCAGGACTTAACAAGGGGAACGCAATTGAAAAATTCTAAAGTGAAAGCCGTTTATCGAGATGCCGGCACAACTGTCGAGGCCAGCGAAGAAGACTTAAGAGTCAAGCGACTCAAAAAAGTTTTAAACAAATCATCTAGATTCACAAAGGTCCCTGACCTTATTGCAGAAGATGATTTCTCTGTCAGAAATGAGCCTATCCCAAAAGGGAAGGAGATGTTTCCGGCAGAGTGGAAAATGCAGTTTGTGGATCTTTTTTATCCATACTCAAAGCCAGGGCCGCTTTATTTAGACATGCCGGTCACACTCTTAGACGTTGCGATTTGTGAGCGAAAGCTTAAAGTCCTTCACGAGAAGGGCATTCGATACACTTTCATCAAGCCCGGTGAGGCTGAGCTAGAAGGAAAGATGCGTCTTGAGGGACAAGACCCAGATGCGTTTAAGGCAGACCAGCAAGCTTTAAGAAATAAGGAGCTTGGTTTATGAGTTGGCTTACGGCTGTTTCAGATGTTAGAAAAATCATCTCTGACGGTCCAACCGACAAGCTTTCCTATCGAAAAAAAGTTTTAAACATTATTAACGGTGTGAATAAAATCTTTAAAACCTTTGAGATGAGACGGGTGTCTAACTTCACTTCACCAACTGGTCCGGTCGGGGTGTTCGTTGACGACTCACCAGTAACAGTTATAAGTGACGATGTGACGTCGGGCGAGTTTGTGGTCAACACGGCTCCCACAGATGGTCAATCTCTCACGGCCACTTATTACTGGCAATGGTTCTTGGATGCTGAGCTTCAGGAGTTCTTGGTTGATTCAGCCGAGTGGATCGGGGTTGGGGTTGACTATACTCAGATCCCAGAGTCATTAAGACCAGCGTCGAAAGAGTACGCCGCTCACAAGGCTTATCAAAAACTTGTCTCTAAGATGGCCGTAAATTTGGCCGAGACTTATCAGCTCTATGATGCTCCGGACGGCAAGCGTTTTGATCCGGTTTCAATGTATATGAAGATCTCGAAAGAGAAATATGATTTGGCTTTAAAGTTACGAAACGATGTTTACGATGGTCGAAAGGGCCAGGCGAAGGCTCCTATCTCTGTCTCTATTGCAGGCAGGGTGCGGGACGTGCCGCCTAATCGATGAAGCTTAAGGTCGATGTAAAATCATTGACTGAGCACTTCGAGAGTATGCTCAATCGAGCAAGGACAGTGGATGCATGGCTTAACCGCGTTGCTTATCCGCAAATCCTTAAGGCTCAAAAACAGCGTTGGATAACTGAGGGTCAAAGCGAGGGGGTACCTTGGGCGCCGATTCAGGAAAAAACAAGGCGATCAAAATTAAAGAGGTTTCGCGACTACCCAGGCGGGGGGCGACAGTCATTAATCGCAACGGGTCGACTGGCGTTCAGCATGACTCTCGACGGGAATCTGACGAGCGCGAAGGCGGGAGCGGGGGATCATTACAAGATGGTCTCAAGAAACCGGCTCGAGACCGGCACGTTCGTTCCATACGCGAAGTACGTTGAAGAGGGTGGGAGAGACATCACAACGCTTGGCGAAGAGACAAGGCAAAAACTAGTTAAGAACTTAAATGATTATTTAATGAAAGGGTCACTCGGTCTTATAAGATGATACCAGCGCAGCTTGTAGAAATTTCTAGAGACCTCGTACTCGACCAGATTAAGGCCAACATCGCCTCATCTCTGGCCTTAGTTCGAACAAACAGGAATGACCCACAAGTCACGACCGAGCCACCTAAGTCTTATTTTATTTTCGACGGCGCACACACTTATCAATGCCCTGCCGTCTTCGCCGTCGTTGATTCGATGGACGTGCCTGAGCCGCAGACGGGTGCAAACTTCGTCAATGCTCTATTAAGATTGTTTGTGTCAGTTGTGATCGAGGATCGAGAGGCAGACAAATTAACCATTAAGGCCGAGCGATATCAGGCAGCTCTTTTTGACATCCTTCATTGGAGACGATTAGAGGATCTTCCAAACAATTTAAAAATATGGGTGAGAGTTGTTAGATGCAGCTTCTCTCCTCTCTACACAAAAGAGCGTGGAGATGATTTGGGAGAGTTTAGAAAAGAAGTTTCTTTAGAGTTAGAAATTAAACATTGGGAAAATCCAACGAATTTTTAAGGGGGAATCATGAGTAACGCAGTTATAGCAGTCAGTAACATGGACATTGGTCCTTGTCAGGTTTTCTGGGATGGCGATGATCTTGGTGGAACACTTGATAACGTGGTGATCAATTTTAAATACGAGAAAGCGCCTTTGAAGGCCGATCAAACCGGATCAGCTTTGCTTGACGAGGCGATCTCTGGGATGGAAGTGACGATCGAGACATCGTTCACTCAGACCAGAGATAAAGAGCTTCTTCAAAAGCTTTTCCCAAATGCAGACATTGGCGGCACCACTCCAAACTTCTTCATTGATTGGAAGGACAAAGTTGCAACAAGAATGCTTTCATCATTCGCGAAAGTGTTAAAACTTCACCCGATCGTTGAGGCTGATGCTTCGAAGAATCAGGATTGGAATTTTTATAAGGCAGTGCCAAGTGAAGAGAGCTCTTATACGTTTGGCCCGGCTGATCAAGCGAAGATGAAGATCGTTTGGAAAGTTTATCTTGATTTGAGTGTTACTCCAGGACGCATCTTCAGACTTGGCGACGCTACTTTATAAAGGAATGATCGATGAAGCTTTGGCCAGCTAGGACGAAGAATAAAGAAACTGAACCAGTGGCGGACTTGGATGCGATTGTGTCCGAGCCCGTCGTGTTTCGTTATAAGGGAAAACTTCATAAGCTTAATCCAATTAGGCTTGATGAGTTTTTAAAGTTCACCAACGCTCAAAGCCTTATGATGTCAGCTCTTAACGATGACAAAGCCTTAACTCCGAGAGAGTTGGCTAAACGATATCATAGCGTGATAAAAAGTGTTTGTGACACAATGACGGTCGATGACATTTTAGGAATGGAACAAGTTCAAGTCGCTGCTTTATATCAACTCGTGATCGATATGGTTACGGGTCAGGTGAAGGTGGGAGAGACTCAAAAAAAAAGCCGTCAAAAAATCCCAATATACGAATCCGTTCAGCCCTTATCATCGCCGAGTGCGCCAGAGAATTCGGATGGTCAGTCGAGCAAACATTAGGGACGCCAGCACGAGCAGTGTTCGCGACCCTAGAGGCAGCTCGAGAATTGAAGCTTAAAGAGAAGGCTGATTTTATGCACGAACTCGTCGGCATAGCCGCTACTCCAAATCAGTCCGTTGAGTACGTCAAAGGGCTTCAGAATTTTTATTCTCAACTCTCATCATCAGCCATCAATGATTTAACTCCGAAGAGAAAAGAAACTCCAGGGGCGAGGTCAGTTGATTGGGAGACGGCATCGAGAGTGATGTGGTCCGCAATGCAAACAAAAAAAAGGTTAGAAAGTGGCAGGTAGTTCAGACACCGCTAAGGTCATATTAGATTTAGACAACGCTGAGTTTGTAAAAAAACTCAAGGAGTCTATTGGTCTTATTGGAAAGCTTGGCGAGGGAGATTCAGTTGAGGGCTTGTCATCGGCCTTAAAAACCGTTGGTGTTGTAGCGGGAATAACTGCCGCTGCCGTTCTCGCCGTTAAGTCTGCAATCGACTTGACTGAAGAGGCCGAGCACTTAAAGCGTGTTGAACAATCGTTTAATGCCATAGCTCAGTCGGCAGGTGTGTCGGCTGACGTGATTAAGAATCAATTGATGAAGGCCGTTGGTGGACTTGCCGACGACACGGACACTCTCGTTTCAGCCACTAAAGCTATGACTGTTTTAGGCGACAACGCTGGTCGCATGGCCGAGATCATGGAGCTTGCGCGAAAGACCACAAAGGTTTTTGGCGGGGAGCTGCTCCAAAACTTTGAATCACTTAGCCAAGCTTTAGCCAGTGGACAGACGAGAGCTTTAAGACAATTTGGAATTATCGTTGACACGGACAAGGCTCAAAAAGAGTATGCGAAAACCCTTGGCATAAGCGTTAACTATTTAACTGACGCTGGAAAAAAACAAGCTGTTCTAAACGCTGCTCTCGAGCAAGGTCAGCAGAAGTTTAAGGGTATATCGACCGACACTAATAACACCACTGACTCACTGACCAAGATCAATGTCGCTTTAAACCAAATTAAAGATACGGCAGTTCTCGCGTGGGATCGCCTCGCGGGCAATAAAGTCAGAGAGTCCGTGTCTGCTGTTTCAGATGCGGTAACAGGTCTTGCAAAAAGATTTCAAGCCACGTTTGGCGAAGGTCAAGAGAAGGAAGAAGCTCGAAGAGAAGTTTTAGAGGGAGAGGTCAAGGCACTTGAGAAGCAAGCGCAGTTCTATGATCGCATTAAAGACTCAGCTCAGCTCACTCTCACTAACCAACTCTTAAAAGCAAAACAAAACGAGCTTGAGAAAATAGATGAACTTGAAGAACAAGCGATGCAGCGTGATCTTAAAAAACAAGCTCACGAAGCGCCGACTGCTGCGGTTGAAGAAAAACCAAAAGTAAATTTAATTGATACTGAGAAACTTAAGGAAGATCGACTTAAGTTTGAGAAACAGATTGAAGAGATTAGGCTAAAAAGAATTGAGTCTGACATTCAGTACGCTACCGATGCAGACGCCATTGAGACGTCGTTCCTAGAAAAACAAGGAACGATGGAACAAGAGGCTGAGACTCAAAAGCATCTGTTAAAAAAACAAGGTCTCGATCAAGGTCTTATTTCTCAAGAACAGTATAACGAAGCAATTATAAATATTGATGAGACGTTAAAAAACAAACTCTCAAATAATAACATGGAGCTTGAGCAGGCGAGACTCAGAGCTCTAGAGAACGTGGCCAATCAATCAAAAACCGTTGCACAAGGCATGAGTGCAGGGTGGAACGTCGAGACTCAAAAAGCTATCCAAGCTGCCTCAAACTTCGGCAACATGGGTAAGGTTGTTTTTGGCGCTGTTAAGAACAACGCGGTCAAAGCGTTTGAAGCAATTGGTGACGGGTCAAAAAACGCTGGCGACGCGATGAAAGGATTCTTGTTTGGAGCGATTGCAGACGTGGCGCAAGCTCATGGGGAAGTGATGTTGGCTGAAGGTATTGGAACGTTTAACCCGATCGAGATCGCACAAGGTGGGGTGCTGATCGCTTTGGCTTCGGCCATTCGCTCAGCAGCAGGGGGCAAAGGATCAAGCTTCCAAGGCGGGGGTGGTGGAGGCGGGGGCGGTAGTGCCGCAGTCGCAACACAAGATCAGCCACAAAAACCAGAAGCTAAGGAAACGCACAAGAAGGCTGTCACCGTAAACATCCAAGGCTCTTACTACGAGACTGAACAAACGAGAACTAGATTGATGGACATGATTAGAGAGTCGGGGGACTTCACGGACTTTAATCTAAAACAGATAGGGCAACCGTAATGGCGTTAAGGGCGAAATCACTTTTTCTTTATGGTTTAGAGATAACACCAAACAATCAAAATATTCCGTTTAGGGCTGTGCTCGCTGGCCCAGAATTAAATGGAGTTTTACAGGTTGGTTTTTATTCTCTCACCTCACTCGCTCTTGCCATAAAGGCCGCAATGCAGGCAGCAGACCCTGCCCATATTTACACGGTCTCAGTAAACAGAAACGTTGCTGGAGGGACTGAGAATCGAATTACGATTTCAACGAGCGGGACCTTTCTATCACTTTTATTTTTAACCGGCACCTTGGCCGCATCATCAGTGAGAGATTTAATCGCGTTTGGAAGCTCTGACTTTACTGGAGCCACTTCTTACACGAACGCGGCAACAAGCGGTATTCCTTTAATCACAGAATGGTTTGGAAAGAACTATCAGCCACCAGAAGTTTTTATGAAGAACTTTGGAACTGTGAACGTGTCGACGAACGGTGAGAAGGAAGCGATCACCTGGACTGTGCAGAGATTTATTGGTGTTGAGTTTGAGTACGAGCCAGAGTCAAAGGCTTTGACTGAGTGGAACGATTTAATCAGCTGGATGATCCAGCAAAAACCATTCGACTTTACGCCAGAGATAACGTCGCCAACCATTGTGCATGAAGTGACTTTAGAGTCCTCATCTGATGATGGTAAGGGTTTAGGGTTTAACATGAAAGAGCAAGTGCCGAAATATCCGTTCATGTATACGACGGGCGCAATGAAATTTAGAAAACGAGGGGAAGGCTAAATAAAATGGGTGTAATCAACGGGCAAGCGGTGAGTGCTGAAGTAACTAATCCGGCTTTTCTTGATGCGAATGCTGATGATACAGCTCTTGGGAAAATCTCTCTAAACAATATTTCAGACCCATCGGTGTCAGGCCCTGGCATTATTAACATTCAGCGAGAGTTTAACGCTCTCTCTAGTTACACTGGCAAGACGATTAATATCAATATTGCAGCTCTCCCTTCTTGGACTAATAACCAAGTTGGCTCACCAACTGATAATTTGTTTTTAAGATCCGATGCTTTGACAGCAACGTTTGACGGTTTAACTGGTCACACACACGACGGCACGGACGGTCAGGGGCCAAACCTTCCAGGCTCTAGCATCATAGCTCCGTTTCAAGGGTTCTTTTTAGAGGGCACAGATTTAATAGGTGTGACTGGCTCATCAACTAATGTGTCAACTGAATTAACTGGCAAAGCGCCATCGACTTCACAAACAATTTTAGGAGTTGTCGTTAACACTCCTTACAACAAGACGGTGTTAAGGTATGCGTCGGGCACGAATGAGAACGATCAGATATTTGATAGTTTGGGTAACATTGTTTATGGTCGTGTCACTGAGTCCGCAGGCGTGTGGACACTCTCTTATTTCGTTTTAATCGGGTCAGTAGAAACGGCCTATTCGTTCGCATCACCAACGGACGTGAGATGGTATTATCAAGAGCTGTTTAACTCTCTCACCACAAGTCCTGTTTACTCACAACTTGCTGTGATCCCATCTGACAACGCAACTGCTGATGTGCTCGATGCGACCGAGACTCAGTTTGGAAAAGTTGTTTACAGCAACATTGCTGCGACTTCGGTTGGGTCATTAAACGTTAAAGGGACGTCGTTTAAGGTTTCACACGAAGACCACGCCCACCAAGGGCTTCACGCCGTTCAAGAATTTACAGAAGCTGTGAACGTGTTTGGGGATATTGTTTTAAAGGCCGGAACCGGCATGACTATTACAAGAACTGGTCAGACGTTTTTGTTTGATAGCACTGGTAGTAGTTCAACTCCGGGAGGGGCTGACACTGACGTTCAGTTTAATGACGGTGGCACCTTTGGTGGTGTTTCTGATTTTACTTTTGATAAAACGACCGCGACTCTATCAGTTGAAAATAAAATTATTGCAGGCCCATTCACAACTGGAAGTGGTACGAGTCAGGGCGAGATTTGGGCTCGCATAAGTCAGTTTGAAGACGACGGACCTGGGTTCTTCGCAGTAGGCGCACCGGGCACAACTGGTCGGGGATTGTTTGGAACTAAAGATGAAGTCTCAGATACAGACCCATCAGCGACAGCGGTTTTTTTAACTGGCACGATCACTGATTCAAGCTTCACGAAGTCGACTGGCTATGTTCGAATTCAAACCGGACAAAACTTTGGACATGGTGGAACTGGTCAGCTTGTTATTATCACAGGCTCAACCACTCAAGAAGGAAACGCTGGGCCAATCACTATTACTGCGGGCTCTGGAAACGGAACAGGCAATGGTGGAAACTTAACTCTACAAGGTGGTAACTCCCAATCAGCCCTTTGTGGTGCGATCAACATTCAAGGCGGGGGAACGGTTGACGGGACAGCTGGAAACATTGCTCTTACTGCTGGCTCATCGACCAACACGGCTGGCGCACCGATTGATCTCTTAACTGGTGAAGGATTCACAGGTAGCGGATCAATGACGCTAACAACAGCGAATGCTGGTGACACGGGTGCAACGACTGGTTTCATCTCGCATACGACTGGGGCATCTGATGGCGACACTGGAGATTTCTTTTTCACATCAGGAAACAGTGGGTCTGGATCATCAGGTGATTGGACCTATACACCGGGAACTGCGCCAACTGGAGATCAGAGAGGTCGATTTATCGTCAGCTCTTTAAGAGCACTGTTTAACGCAGGCGTGGTCAACTTCTTTAATTCAAGTGCTGATCCAACTGATCTAAGTACTTATCTCGGTGGTGACGTGTATTTTAATACAACTATAAATAAGCTCAAAGTCTATAGCGGGACTGCGTGGGAAACAATCACAAGTGTTTAATTCTATGGGGGTCTGGTCGATGGTTCGGTTTGAAAATCTTAAGACGTTAGGACTTCACATCGTTTGCGTTCCCACGTGCCACGGCCAGGCTCCCACCAATCTCAAAAAGAGTTTTAAATGAGCAGCTCTCTTTCTCAACCACCAGTAAATTATTTAATCTCAAACGACTCAAACTCTAAGAAGCTTGCAATCGTGTGCGATATCGAGGGGCTTGATTTCTTAACCTCAACCACCATTGGTAGAACGTTAAGATACGGAGACCCGGTCTCATACGGTGATCCAGGACTACTCTACGGCGGCACGATTCCGGTTGGGTCATCTCCTGGCGAGAGGCAACAAAAAGTTTTATTAAACCTTGATGCATCATCTCTCACAATTTCTCAGCGCCTAGAGCCAGAGCAAGGGAGAGCTGCAATCTCGACTCTCTCAATGGGGTTTATTGATAAAGATAAATATATGACCAGAGCGGTGACACCTGGGCTTTTGATCCCTGAGATATTGGGAAGAGAAGTGAAGGTGTGGCTTGGGTATGCGCAAAACTCTTTTCCTGAAGATTACTATGTTGTGTGGCGTGGGAGAGTGGCGCAAGTAAATCCAGGCATGGGCGTGATCACCCTACAGTTCACAGACCCAAACATTGTGAAGCGGCAGCAGATTTTTTACACTGCTCAAACTGCCCTATCAGGTTCAATCACGAATGTTGCCACGACAATAAATGTTGATGCTAACACGGACTTTCATAAAAAGATCTTAGGCCCTGATGGAACCTATGATCAGTTTGTCCAAACTTATTTAAAGATTGAAGACGAGTTTATAGAGTATCAGCAATCAGGGTTTGAGGCGACCGGGTTTGGCGTGAACCAGTTTTTAAACGTGGTGAGAGGTGCAAGGTCCACAACCCCCGCCGCACACGCAGACGGGGAGACGGTTGACTCCTATGTTCAAATCTCTGGGCGCGCTGTAGAGATGGCTTTAAAACTCATGATGTCTGGATGGAACGGGCCTTATTTATCGAACTACTCTATCCAAGCTCTTGCTCAGACCGGAGACCCAGACGTTCCAGTTATCACAAACGGCATTGTGCTAAATAACAATGTGGACGGGGTGAGAGACTTAGGGCTGACGTTTGGAGATTTCATCACAATCTCTGGCGACCCAAATCCATCCAACAACGGCACGTTCATCGTTCAAGGTTTCGCTGACTCTCTTGGACAAACGAACAAGGTTGTGATTGTCGACACCACTTTCATTCCCTCACCACTAACTCCGGCTCTTCTGACCTTAAGGTCCCAGTATGATGTTTGGCCAACGACATGCGGGTGTAAACTTCCGGGGTGGGAAGTGGATGTGGCGGGCCATCAGTTTTATCAAAACACTTATCTTTTTAACGCTGCAAACTCTTATAGGTTTTTAATCAATCAGGCTGAGGCGGGAAAGACGTTCATCGAAAATCAAATCATGCTTCCGGTAGGTGCATATTGTTTGACGAGGCAGGGGAAACTTTCGATGGGTTTAACGAAGCCGCCGATTGCGGATGCCCGCACGGTTTCTTTAAACCACACGAACGTTGTTGAGCCACAGAATATTAAGGTGCAGCGCGGTCTTAATAACAGGAAATATTTTAACGAGATCAATTGGACTTATGATTTTAATGATGCTGGAGAGGCTGAGTCGTTAAGAAAAACTCTTGATACTGACTCGCTCAACTCGATCGGCATTTCTTCTGTGCTCCCTTTGACTGCGAAGGGTGCGAGAACTGATTTAGGTTTTAACACGATTGTCGAAAACAGGGAGCGATTCTTACTCCAACGTTACGCAACTGCTGCGGTGATGATCGATCTTAAAACTAATTTTGGGGCTGGTAACTTGATCGAGGCAGGGGATGTGGTCATCTTGTCCGATCAAGACCAGCTACAAATTCCCAACATGAAGACGGGTGAGAGAAACATGGGCCAGCAGCTCATGGAGGTCATCAATCGCTCGATCGACTTAAAGACGGGGCAAGTCTCAATCCAACTTCTCGGTGGCCTTGAATCCCTTGTGGGCGATAGGTTTGCCACCATCTCCCCGTCAAGCCTTCTTGTTGCCGGCACCACATCTTCACAACTTGTGATTACTGAAAGCTTTGGCTCTGCGTTTCCATCTCAAGAGCAATTAAAGTGGGTTGATTACATAGGCTATAAGATCTTGGTGAGGTCTCCTGACTACACGACAAGGTTTGAGGAGACGACACTCTTAAGCATTGATCCGGTTAACAACCACATTTTAAACGTGTCACCGGCTTTGTCGTTCACACCACTTCCTGATGATATCGTGGAGCTTGCGGCTTATCCGACGTCGACTGACCCACTTGATCAGCATCTGCCAAAGCTTGTTCATGTCTACCTTGATCCCACGGTTTTGGTGACGAGTGGGGTGGACGCGTTTAATTTTAACGTGGCCCTTGTTGACGCACCTAAGTTTCATGTTGGCGCGACACTCATTGTGCATAACGATGATTACACGATCTTAAGCCCAGAGGTTACGATCTCAGCCGTTGTGGGAACTTTAATCACAGTTGAGACAAGTTTAGGTTTTACACCAGCAGCTGGACAAAAGGTTGACGGAATCGGGTTTGCTGATTTTGATTTAACTGAAGGATCCGGCGGATTTTATAGATTTATTTAAGGAGATTTGTTTATGAGCGATGTTCCAGGTAACTCAACCCCAGTACAGATTGAGGGCGCTAGGTTCCGGTCTCCCGTTTCTGAATCATTGATTCAGCAAATTGGCGGAAACATTAATTTCCTTCTCACTCAAAGATTAAGGCTCGTTGAGTTCACATCTAGCGGATCGTGGACATCACCGGCTGATACAGGTGTCACTTGGGTTTGGGCGCTCGGTATCGGCGGCGGAGGAGGTGGTGGTGGGAATCAAAACTTGGGTATTTTTGGTGGTGCTGGTGGATCATCTGGGGAATATTATTTAGAAAAAATAAACGTAACACCATCGACCACCTATCCAATTGTTATCGGGTCTGGTGGATCTGGTGGTGCTCCAAACAGCAACGGTTCAAACGGATCAAACACTACATTTAATGGTTACATCTGGCGGGGCGGGTTGGCTGGATTTAAGCCGCAGCTTTCGACAACTGCTGTTGATGTAAGATCTTTTATGCAAAGCCCTCAAGGGTCAATTATTTATGTGTCTCCAAGTCAAGCTGGGGCCTACTCACCTTTATCAAGCTTTAAAAATTTCAATGCTGGAGGCTGGACAGGAATTGGAGACAATATTCCAGGGCGGCAAACAGTTACTTTAATTAAAGAGTCAGGTCAGTCATTTGGTCCATTTACTGGTGGATCTGCAGGAACTTCGATTGCTGGAACTGAAGGTGGAGGCGGTGGTGCCGCATCTCCTTATGGTAATGGTGGCAATGGTGGAAACGCAAATAATGCTGGAGTTGGCGGAACTGGTGCAACGCCATCATCAACTGCTTATGGATCTGGCGGGGGTGGACAAGGTGCTGGTGGAGCAATTGGTGGTGGAGGCGGGGGAAGTGGCCAACACGGATATCTAGCTTTATTTTATTTTGGAGACGTTTAAAATGACACTCGACACGAACGACCTAACAATAGTTGGCCTTGTTGTGACCAACGCAACGATCCTCGTAAGTGCTTACATTAAGATTAGGGTCACGATCACAAGGCTTGAGACTTTAGTTGAGAAGCTTACGGCTGATGTGAACGCCTTGGGAAACTTGTATCGCTCGATGAAGAGGGACTGTTAAATGAACACAAGAACTTTAATGGACGCGCTCGTCGCAATGGCCGCATCTCAAGTCGGCGTTCAAGAACAAGGCGGGGACAACGACGGTCCAGTAGTTAAAATGTATCAGTCGGTGATTGGGAAGGCTGAGAAAGAGTCTTGGTGTGTGAGTTTTTTGCAATATTGTGTGAGAGAGATTGATAATAAGTATGGTTCAAAAACCATTCTTTTTCCAACCGAGTCTTCTCAATTATTGTGGCTCAAGACTCCACAGAGCGCAAGGCTCGCTCGACCAGAGCCCGGGAGTGTGATGGTCTGGACAGTGTTTCAAAACAACCTCCCCACCTCAAGAGGCCATGTCGGAATTGTGAAAGAGGTGTTAGATCAAGAGTTTGTACTCACAATTGAAGGTAATACTTCACATGGTATTCAGGGCGAGCCAGACGGGGTTTATTTAAAACGTCGCCACATTAGCTTTTTGACTGGTAACTTTAGAACGACGGGATTTTTAACACCATGGAAATAGGGGGATTAAAATGGATCAACTAGCTATCACGTTTCTCACTTGGCTTATCGGCTCATACCCGATCACAGCAAGCGCGCTCACGATCATCGGCATATTGAGAGTGGTGAACAAACCTTTGTTCAGTCTCTTAAGAGCCTACGTCACTGTGACAAAAAACGAGGCTGACGACAAGGCTTTGGACGCGGTTGAAAAGTCAAAGCTCTACACCTATCTCACCTACATCCTTGATTGGCTGGGATCGGTTAAGCTTAAATAATACGCCCAAAAAAAGGCGGTTTATTTGGGCGAAGATTCCTTAACTACCTCAAGGTGGGGCGTTGGTTCAACGTCATAAGAAAAGACAAACACCTCAAGGGCGCAGGTCTCACCGGGCAGGCGCCTTGATAAATCGAAGCTTGATATCAATCTATCGTTCTCAATGATTCCAGCATCTTCTAGAGAATCACTCACAATTTCGAACAAATTTGAGAGATCGGGGAGGCGCCCAGAGATGCGCCCTTTCCTTGGACCTTTCTTCACAATGAACTCATCCTTTGGGAAATAGAACAAATAAACCACCCAGACGGGGGTTGTGATGGTTTTAAAATGAGGGTCTCTCAACACCTTTGTCCTAAATGCTGAGACCAGCCTTCGCTCTGCAAATAAGAGCTCGTTTGATTTTCCGGGCCACATGCGCCCCGTGCGGCGGTCCACTCTTATGTCTCGAGAGTTCTTTTTAACCACATGGCGGGGGACTTTAATGTAGCAATGAAAAAGGGCGTCGCCGTTTTCTGAGATTTTCTCTCTGACAATATCAAACGATTTTGTCATGTCTTGCCCTTTAAGCCCTTAATCACATGCTCAAGGTCCTCTAAGTTAAACACGAACGAAGACTTCCCACAGGCGTCACACTTGCCGTGTCGTTGAGGCTTGTCCTTGTTGTCGGTGTAAAGGTATCCCCGCTCGTGAGCGCACTCAACGCAGATGAAGAACTCGTCTTTAAGGCCACTGACACCGCTCACGGAATTATTTTTTAAACGGCACCACAATGTTTGTTGATGCGTTAGACTCCATGGCTGATCGTAACAACTGAGAAGCTAAAGATTCAAGATGCTCAACTCGTTTTAACAAAAGTTTCGCATCTTCTTTTTTTAAAGTAACAGTGTCTTTGTTGGATTTAAATACCTCTTGGTCGAGGCGCTGAAGGACAATATCGGTCTTCATGAACACCCCCTGTGTCTTAAATTCAGTATGAACGACTTAACAAGGGATGTCAAATTAGAGGCGTTTAGAGCCCGTCAAGTTGCTTCTTAATTTTAGAGAACTGGGATTTTTTATCTGGTTCTTGTATTTGGTTTTCTAACACCACATGGAGTTTTGCCGGGAAGGCGGGGGGCTTTTGCGCGCTCACCTTCATCTCAAGGTAATCATATTTTTTTGCCATCTGCTCAACTGCACTCGTGAGGATGGACTTGTCGCACATAGCCTTTAGCCTCTCGATCTCCTCGTCATAAGACGCAAGCCTTAGCTTTAGGTCATCGAGCTGGGATTGGATGAGTGTGATGGATTGTGGCTTTGGTTTTAGGTCGCCGTTTAGCTCGTTAACTTTTTTCTCAATCTCTTGGTTCTTGTCGTCCTTGATTGAGAAGATCACAAGGGCGCCCACGATCATGATGCCAAAACCTATCCACATCATTTTATTCATCTCCGTCTCCCATCGGCGGGGGGCAATAGAAGGTCATGTCAAGGTCAGGGTCGTAAGTGGGTTGACATTTGTCAACCTGTTTGGTCACGCACGAAGTCAACAATATAAATAGAATCAAAGTGAATTTAATCATCGATTGGCTTTCGCTTAGGAGTCGCTTTTATTGCTTTTTTGACCGCATCCATTCCGCACCCAACTTCGAGCATGATATCCTCAACCGACATGCCTTGCTTATGAAGAGCTCTTATCTCGCTTGAGATGTTCTTGTCACCTGCGACCCATCCACGCTCATCGCCCTTAATCAGTCTTTCAAGTGACGTTTGCTTTTGATTTCGTTTAAAGTTTTTTTTCGTTGGTTTCATTTATGTTTGTGCGAAAATCATCTTCGTATCTAGCACCCTTTCCCACATTGCAACTTTCGCACAATATTTGAAGGTTGTTGATGTCTAATTCGAGATCAGGATAATAATATCTTGGTTTTATGTGATCGACGTGAAGAATAACTTGAGGAGGAGAGGCTCCACAACATACGCAACGCCTTCCGTATTTCATTAAAGCCTCAAATCTAAGTTTGCGCCAAACCTCGGTTTTATAAAATCGATCATTCCTGGATTTTGTTTTTGGAATCGATTTATTTAAGTTTCTTCTCAATTTAATATAGATTTGATTAAGTTTTTTATTACTTATATTTTTGACATCTAAACCAGCATCAACTAAAGCGTTTATTTTTTCTTCTCGTTTTTTGCTGTGATTTAAATTATTCGTTAAGTTGATTTCCTTGAATTTTTTATTAACAGTTAAATAAAGTTCTCGACAGTCTTGCGAGCAAAATCTTACTCGATTTTCTTGAAGAGCTTTTTTTGTGCAATAATATTTTTTGCAAACCCTACAGGGCATTTTCAGCATAGCGGTCGCTTCCCCTTGTGCCACACCCTCAACTCAAATGGCCCAAATAATAGGCTGTAGTCAAGCAGTTGGATGTTATAGGGGTCAGACCACTTGTGGTATTTAGGCCATACCCATGCGTCACGGCCCCAGTATAAGAACTGAATTCTATGTAGCCAGGACTTCATTTAACCTCCAAAAAAACTTGGTCGGGTGGGCTTGATGGTCTAGATACTTTTTGCCCATCTAGCCGACCACCCGACCAAGTTAAAATCATTTAATTCCAGATCGTGTTTTTTCATTTCCATTCCATTCCCATCTCCAGCCGAATAAAACAAACTGCCAAAACCTCACCCAAGCGTTCGGTCTACGGGTGGTGCTGATGACAAACTTGTGTGCCATTTGACACGTCCATGTTGGTCCTGGCTCATAGCCAGAACCCCTGATCTCTTTCACGTTCTCTAATATGCCGTCTTCAACTTTCATTCATTCTCCAATATTCTTTCGGCTTGCTTTAACTTGTGGAGGCGGACGGGGAGTGTCATGGTTCATTCTCGATAACGCCGACTTTTCTATAGGGCATTTTACCGTCATGCTCTTTAAGGTAGTCATCAATAACTTTCGTTGCCTTATCGAGAAGAAACTTATGATTATATTCAGACGGATTGTCACCACGTTGTTTCAATTTATATTTAATGTGACTTAACGCAATTTGAATTTGTTCGTCACGTTCGCTTCTTTTCACCCACCACTCCCCTCGTCTTCGGCTAAAGCAGTTTTCGCGACATCACCATATTTAGGAAATATTTCGTTTGTCATTGTGTAGACCTCAAGCGCCGTCCTCAACTTCTCAATCCTCTTCTCAGCCTCGACGAGTGCGGCGTATTCGACAAAGCTGTCCGGTAAACCAAGATCATTTCCTGTCGATACTGCCCTGAATATTTCGACTGAGCTCCAGTCCCTAAACTTCGGCGGCGTGGTCATTCCTTTCTCTCCCATCCCCACTTGATCCATTCAAGATATGACGGCTTGTTATTCTTAACGCTGATTGCAATTAGATATTCGTTCCACTCGCGCAGCATTTCGTTGTCGCCTTTTGTTACAATTAAATCATTAAACTTTTTTGCTTTCTGCAATAAGCGATAACAACCAAAATGAAAAC